GTGGAATAGATGTTATGGAAGTCCAGCTAATAAATGTCAATAGTTAAATGAGAAAAAATCTATTTTATTTTCTGACTAAAAAAGGGCGGACTTTCCCCTTGGTGAAAATATCGTTTTTTGAAAGATATTGATTCATTGGGTTCATAGTATTTTATGCAGCTATGACGCATTTAGCAGAATTGTATTGTTTGATATGCTCCTGAGGAGCAATGATTTTGAATGGTTTGTTATCTCTGAGTATTGCAAATATCATATTGCATACCTTATGTGAAACAGCTCCCATTGCTACGAGCTTTGGTTTTGAGTCACATTTTTTGAGGTAGTACTCACGAAGAACTGGATTTTTAGCTTCTCTATTACGGGAGATACTGATGCTTTGTAAGGTTAACGTGTGAATAACACGTCTAGCTATGGCAGAACCACGCTTAGACATTTGAACCTTGGTGCCTTCAAATTTACCGGATTGCTTTACTGCTGGATCAAGACCAAAATAAGCGAAAAGTTGTTTGGGCTTTGAAAATGCTGAAAAGTCACCGATCTCACCCATAATGGATACAGCAGACAAGAAACCAGCACCTTTGAAAGTTTCAATCAAATGAATCTGCTTGACAAAGTCAGAATCTTCATTAGCATCAACAAGCTCGTGGAGTGATTCAAGAATGCTGTTGATTTCTTCATCATATTTACGTATGAAGCTGATATAAAGGCGAATACGCTTGATGTTGCTGTCTATGATGTAACCAAACTGATTTGCATCAGTTGCCGCCTGAATTATGGCATTATACTTATTTTGAGCATATGTAAGCCCAAATCGAGCTGTGGATTTGATGATATCAATAATCTCTTGCTTGTCTGCTTTAAGAAAAGCTGATGGAGAGGTATAAGTCTCCAATAATGTAAGAGAAGTGTTGATAGTAACCTTGGAAAAGATGCCAAGATACTGTGGAAACGCCATGCGTAATTCACCCTGAAGCTTATTCACATAGGCACTGCGATTATCCATTAAATCGTAGTATTCACGGCATAGGTTACGGCAGTTTAGAGCAAGATCTGAAGGCATAAGTGAAACCTTTAAATCAGGTTTCAAACCAACCAAAGCAGCTTTTTTAGAATCAAAACGATCATTATGTACTTTTCGTATGTTGATATTTGTGCTATTCTTAGTGATGATAGGATTAATAACCGAGCAGTTAAAACCCTTATCACGAAGATAGCAGAAGAGTGGGTAATGATAAATTCCCGTGGATTCGAGGAAAATGCGACTTTCCAAAGAATACAACTCTTCTGCTTCTTTTATTTTAGAAACAGCGGTTGTAAGGGAATCAATACTGCTATGTAGGATTTTGTAAGGTTTTCCTACGAATTGTTGGTTTGGAAGTGCTATAGACATCCAGGAGAAGTCAGCACCGACATCAATACCAACAGAGATGAATAAATCATCGAGATTAAAGATAACTTTGTTTGACATGAGCAATAGCTCCTTTCTGATAGGAATCCATTTCCAATCTGGCAGGTACACAACCTAGCGCGTTATTCGGGTATGGCCTTCCGGCTCCCAACCAGCTAAAACATAAAACCCTGTCGAATGGACTAATTGACTTAATTACAGGTATCCACTGATAATCAGTGTCCCAAGGAGAAATACATTCTTTGTCCTATCCTAAGAGATGATACCTTATGTTTTATCTAGTGTCTATCAGGAACCGTCAGACATGATCATTATTATGGATAACATCTGATGAAGGAAGAATCCCTTCTTCTGTTATCTGATTTATAGAAACTTATTAACCAAGTAGTCTTGATTGACTACATCATTATTATACTAGGAGATATGATTATGGGACTTTGGACAGATTACACAAAAAAAGACACACCGGAGGATAATGACACATTGATGCTTTACGACGCGGCAGGAAAGGCGAACAAGCAGACACTTTTCAGTGGCTTTTGGAAGTGGGTGGCGAAGAAGCTGAAAGAAGCAACACTGTCGGATTTAAAGACCACGAACAAGACTATGATTGGAGCTATTAATGAATTAAATAGTAATATGACATCAAAAACATACGATGGAAAAAACTATTCTTCTCAATTTTGTCGGATGTACGTAAGTAAAAATCTAGGTATAGGAAAACCCTCAAGCATAATTGTATTTGGCTATGAAGGAATAGGAGTTGCATTCTTTGACACCATGTATTCCGCGTCCAATCCTGCACCAAGTAGAGCAATTAATATATATGGAGAAATATTTAAAATAGTGGATAAAACAATTCTTGTTAATTTTAACACTGATAGAAATCGGCAGATAGTTATTATATCTCCGCAAGGTGTAGAAATAGAATTAGAACCTGTTGAGTAACTTTTTTATTCCTCTTCCCACAGTCATTGAGAACGTACAAGTGCAACCTTGACGACTTCTTCCAGACGGTCAACAAACCGCTGAATCAGATAACCACCAACGATATCCGTGTGTACCTGTTCGGGCTGTCGGCAAAAGGCAACACTAACCGGACGATTGACGGAAAGCGCCTTATCATTCACACGTTTCTGGACTGGTGCGTCAAGGAAGAGTATCTGACTAAAAATGTTTGTAGCCGAATAAATCCAATCAAGTTTGAAGCCAAACCACGTGAGCCGTTGTCTGATATCGAATTGGAATTAGTTCGCGATGCTTGCAAGGATTATCGAGAAAAAGCCCTTGTGGAACTGTTCTACAGTACCGGATGCCGTGTTTCGGAAATGGTGATTCTGAAGAAAGCTGACATTGACTTTCGGACGAAAGAAGTTCATCTGTTCGGAAAAGGCAGTAAACACCGGATATCGTACATCAACGCCAGAGCCGAAGTTGCTCTAAAGAAATACTGGCTCAGTCGGAAAGGTGATTCCGACAGCGTGATATTCACCGTCCGTCAGCCGTATCGGGGCATCACAAAGACACAAATCGAACAAATAGTCCGGCAGATTGGAGAGCGTTCCGGCATCGGTAGACACTTATATCCACATCTGATAAGGCACACAACGGCAAGCATGGCGCTTGAGCGGGGAATGAACGTCACCGACTTGCAGAAGATGCTCGGACACGAGAAACTTGACACGACTATGATTTACGCAAAAATAGCACAGGAATCTGTACGCTACAGTCACCACAAGTATGTTTCATGAAAGGAGTTGACAGAATTGGAGATTAAAGGAATTGACGTCTCTGCCTGGCAGGGCAAGATCGACTGGGAAAAGGTAGCTGATTATGGTATGGGCTTCGCTATTCTCCGGATTACAGAAGCAGGAAACATAGTAGATAAATATTTTGAAGCAAACCTGACCGGATGCAATAAACACAAGATTCCTGTTGGAGTGTACAAATATTCCTATGCTATGACTATCGCGGAGATCCAGAGCGAAGCCAGGAAAGTAGTTTCTGTCCTGAACGGAAGAAAGTTGCAGTATCCCGTATGGCTGGATCTGGAATACAACAACCAGAGAAGTCTAGGAGCAGAGAACATACATAAGATGGCAGAAGCCTTTGAAAAGATCATTACAGCAGCGGGTTATAAGTTCGGCATCTACTGCAACGTAGACTGGTACATGAATGTGATCTGTAGTCATCTGAAGAAGTATGATTTCTGGATCGCTCGATACCCGGCAAACGATGACGGATGGCTGCAGGAACGTCTCCGTCCGGACTTCGGCGTCGGCTGGCA